ATGTTGTGCACTTGGCGGCATACGCAGACGTAAGAAAAAGTCTTGAAGAGCCAGATTTGTATTGGAAAAATAATGTGCAGAATACTACGAGAATACAAAAGATATGCACGTATAATAATATACCTTTATTATATGCATCATCTTCATGTATTCATAACTGGTGGTTATCTCCATACGGTACAAGTAAAAAGGTAAATGAAGAGACCGCATATCATAATCAAGTTGGTTTAAGATTTACCACTGTTTATGGTGACGGTGCAAGAGATTCTATGCTGATAGGTAAACTGATAGATGGCACGATCGGTTATCTTACGAGACACGTAAGAGACTTCGTACATGTAAGTGACGTGGTTGACGCCATAGTATTACTTATGAGTAAAGATATCGGAACGTTAAAACCTGCATATGATATTGGTACAGGCGTAGGAAACGTGGTCATGGATCTTGGAATACTTGCAGGATGGGAAGGTATCGAAATAAGAGACGGTGATCCATGTGAGGCGCAGGATAATACTGCAGACATTACCGAGATGAAAGCGTTAGGTTGGAAACCAAAAATTAAAGTAGATGAATATCTTGTACAAAAAACAGTTGCGCACTAATGAAATTTGCAAGTATCATACCACTCATAGGTGGCGCAACGTTGGCTATGCAAAACGTCTTGCAAAGGAAACCGGAGTATATTTTAAGTTATGAAGATTTCAAAGCAAATGATGATCACTTGGTACAATACTATAAAAGAACAGTTCCCTACCATCTTTATGGAGACAATGGGTTACCTGACCTACCTCGTGTTGAGGTTATTAATACTGTATGCCCATGTGCTGGTCTTAGCAGTCTTAGCCCTTCAGCTAGCGGGGATGCTGCTGTTAACGATTGGATGCTTACCACTTCTAATCTTGTATTGGGTACACTCAAACCTGAAGTATTCTGGGGAGAAAATGCACCGGGACTCGCTTCAAACATCGGAAAGCCAGTTGTTGAAAAACTCAGAAAGATTGCAACAAAGTTTGGATACGTTTTCTCAATATATAAAACGAAATCTGTCTTTCATGGATTAGGACAGATAAGAAACAGAACGTTTTATTTTTTCTGGAAAGGTGACAAAGTACCACGATTTGAATATATAAAAAGGCAGCATGAAAAAATAGAAGATACTATAAGATCGGTAGAAAATAAACCAGATGATCCTATGAATGTTCTTGCAAACGATGAAGTGCCTTCAAAAAATCCATATTATAGATACGTACTTGAAGAGATGTGTGGTGGTATAAGTCATAAAGAGTTTCAAGACACTAAAATAACACGATCACAAAACGCTATGGATTATATAGAATGGAACGGCGGTAACTATAAAGAAGTTTCAAAATGGATGCAATCACAGGGTTATACAAAACTGGCAGAAAGATGTTTAAAAATGCATGATAAACTTTCTCAAGGTGGAAATATTATGAGAAAGCTTTGTCACTTTCCTAAGGGTACAATAGGTGCCTTTGTTGGTCACATGCCAAAAAATTTAACGCATCCGGATGAAGATAGATACTTAACGATAAGAGAATGTATGTCAATAATGAAGTTACCGGATGACTTCATATTACAGGGTGGTGTGAAGAATTTAAATCATATATGCCAAAACGTGCCAGTCGCCACAGCTGAAGACATGGCAGAACATGTACAAAAGTTTGTTGATGGTAGGTTAAACAACCAGATGATAGATACAGATTTTTTGATTCAAGATAACACTAATCATAAACTAAAATTTGAAAAAAACAGTGTACAATTAGATGCTTTTATGGTATAATATTATTATTTGTAGGAGAAATGAATGTCGATAATGGATAAATTAAAGAAGAACAGTAAGAGTGATTTTACTTCTGTTCTAGCTGATTCTAAATTTTTTAATGAAAAAGATATGGTACCAACTACTGTACCTATGATGAACGTTGCACTGTCAGGTTCTATGGACGGTGGCTTGGCACCAGGGTTAACTGTATTAGCCGGCCCATCAAAACATTTTAAAACATCATTTGCTTTAATAATGGCAAGCGCATACTTAAAAAAGTATGATGATGCAGTATTATTATTTTATGATTCAGAGTTTGGTTCGCCACAAGCGTATTTCGAAAACTTTGATATCGATACAAGTAGAGTGTTACATACACCAATTACAAACGTGGAAGAACTTAAGTTCGATATCATTGCGCAACTTGAAGGTTTAGATAGAAACGACAAGGTTGTAATTGTAATTGATTCAGTAGGTAACCTTGCGTCTAAAAAAGAGTTAGAAGATGCGATAAATGAAAAGTCAGTGGCAGATATGTCAAGAGCAAAAGCACTTAAAGGCTTGTTTAGAATGACAACACCTTATTTAAATATGAAAAACATTCCTTTGATTGCAGTCAATCATACATACAAAGAGATAGGTTTATTTCCTAAGGACGTTGTTTCAGGTGGTACTGGCATCTATTACAGTGCTGATAATATCTGGATTGTTGGTAGACAACAAGACAAACAAGGTACAGAAATAAAAGGCTATCACTTTGTAATTAATGTGGAGAAATCAAGATATGTTAAAGAAAAGTCTAAGATTCCTATTTCTGTTAGTTGGGACGGTGGTGTTCAGCAGTGGTCTGGCCTTCTTGATGTTGCTATGTCTGGTAATTATGTTAGTAAGCCCAGCCCTGGTTGGTACTGCAGAATTGATAAATCAAGCGGAGAACTGGTGGAACCAAAAGTTCGAGAAAAAGAAACCTTAAATGAAGAGTTTTGGAAGCCAATAATAGAAGAAACAGACTTTAAGCAATACGTAACGAACAGGTATTCGATATTAAATAATATTGTTAGCTTGGAAAAATTGGATGCTCATTAATGGTATTGCAAGAAAATAAGCACTATGAAATAATACCTGATAAAGCTGACGATCAAGCATGGAACGTTAGAATATTATCAGGTATATTTACAGAAACAGTGTTAAAGTACGGCGTCGTAAAATTTAATGGAAAGAAAAAAGACATGACGTTTAATTTTAGTATAGTATATACACCAGACGATGAGCTTAAAGTTTCTAATAATAAATTACAAGAATACGCCGGGATTATGCTTGAGCAAATCATGGCTCAAGGAATTAAAGAAGGTTCAGTGATAACTAAGGAGATATAAAATGAAAATAACAACTAGTCAAAGACTCGTATTATTAATGGACGAGATATCCATTGCGAAAAGTAGATTACAACCGGAAGATACCGGTCACATTCATACATCAATAAGTTACTTAGAAAGTAGAGTTGATGAAGTACAAGCTGAAATTGATAAGGAACTAAGAAAAGTCGCCTATGCCTACTAATTTAGAACAGACTATATTACGTAATCTGTTATCTGATGAAGGCTACATGCGTAAGGTGCTGCCTTTCATTAAGCCAGATTACTTTGAAGGCATATATCGAATATTGTTTCGAGAAGCCGGTAAGTTTGTCGCTAAGTATAATAAGCTACCAAACGCTGAATCATTTAAGATCGAACTTGATCAAAGTGATAAGTTAAGCGATGAACAATATACATTAGCCATGGATATCGTACCACAGTTATTTACTGGTGACAAAGTAGATGATAAATGGTTACTTGATACCACTGAGAAATGGTGTCAAGATCGTGCAATATATCTTGCCATAATGGAATCAATATCAATTATTGATGGAAAGCACGAAAAATTAACTAAAGGTGCTTTACCTGATCTATTATCAAATGCACTTGGCGTAGGATTTGACTTACAAGTTGGTCATGATTATGTAGAAAACGCGGAGGATCGATATGAATTCTATCATACAGAAGAAGACAGGCTTCCATTTGATTTGGAATACTTTAACACAATCACAAAGGGTGGTGTCCCACGTAAAACTCTTAATATTGCTCTCGCTGGTACCGGTGTCGGTAAGTCTTTATTTATGTGCCATGTTGCTGCCTCATCTTTAGTTCAAGGTCAAAATGTTTTATATATCACAATGGAAATGGCTGAAGAAAGAATCGCTGAAAGAATAGATGCAAACTTGCTTGATGTTCCTATTGACCAATTAGATAAATTACCGAAGAATACTTTTAGTCTTAAAGTACAAGACATTGCACGTAAGACTCAAGGTAAGTTAATTATAAAAGAATATCCAACCGGCTCTGCACATGCTGGTCACTTTAGAGCTTTACTTAATGAACTTAAACTAAAAAGACAATTTGAACCGGACTTAATCTTTATCGATTATCTAAACATATGTGCAAGTTCTAGAATGAAAGGAATGGGTGGTGCAATTAATTCATACTCTTACATTAAAGCAATTGCTGAAGAATTACGTGGCCTTGCTGTCGAGTTCGACTTACCGATCTTCTCTGCAACGCAAACGACTCGTTCTGGTTATTCTAACTCGGATATTGGGCTTGAAGATACAAGTGAGTCTTTTGGATTACCCGCAACAGCGGATCTAATGTTTGCTTTGATAACTACTGAGGAACTTGAACAACAAGGTCAGTTTATGGTCAAGCAATTAAAGAATCGTTACAACGATCCGACATTACATAAAAGATTTGTAGTAGGTGTAGATCGTAGTAAGATGCGTTTGTATGATGTAGAAGAAAATCAACAGACATTAATCGATGATACACCAGTGTTTGATAAAACCGATACTGGTAAAAGATTTAAGGATTTTAAACTATGATAAAATATTACACAATAATAATATGGTGCATGGCATTTTGGGGTGGCTTCATTACAGGTAACAGCGCATTTGCAGGCGAATGGAATGATAAACCAGTTATGTGTGAACAAAAAGAAGTTGCATTGGAAGCCGTCAAAGCTAAAGGTGAAGTACCTTTAATTACTGGTATACAAAGCGTAAAGGTAAGAGATCCAGATGGACTTTCAGATATACCAGCTCACGTGCCACTGCAGATATTTGTAAACCCTAAAACAAAAACATT